CAGGAAAAATTGGACTAACGCGTCACATAGTTTGGTATAACACACATGCTGCTCATGACGAAAGACTATAACACTTTCCGCGTGGGAGATGAAGAGTTCGTAGGGGCTAGACTTGCGGGAGGGGCGCTTCCTGGCGACATGGTTACCTTCAACAGTAAATACGATATTCGCTTAGTTTCACGCGCGAATCACTCACATATTGTGGGAACGCTGGAACTTGCGGCCAAGGTGCGCTTCGGAATCACATCACGCGGCGCACATATTTATTTATTCACCCCCTTCTCGGAGGCATATCCCCCCTTCTATGTGAGTTCTTCTCAAAAGGATATTTCACGAAACATGCTGGCAGTCATCGAGCTTCTCGATTGGAAAGACACAACTTGCCCGCGAGGAAATCTTGTGCAGATGATTGGACCCGCGGGGGACCTCGCCTCCGAAGAGCGCGCACTAGCGCTACACGCAAGCCCCGTGCATTGGAATATGGCGGCGCGTAAAATGTTGGAGGTGTTGGTGGAACCTGCATGCATTCCCAGTAGTCTTTGGCGTGCGAGGACATTCCACGTCGATCCCCCTGGCTGCAAAGATATTGATGATGCCATTACTATAACTTCTCTCGACGCAGAGAAGACACGCGTCCAAATCCATATTGCGGATGTGGCTTCGTGGCTATTTGCAAACCCCTTTCTCGGCGAGCGTGCATCCAAAATCAGCCAGACTCTCTATAGAGATGGCGATGTCGTCAGGCCCATGTTCCCCGCCGAGTTGTCAGAAGATAAATTCTCCCTCATTCCTGGCACCGAGCGGCGTGTTCTTACTCTGTCATTCATCTGGCTGGTAGAATCACGCGAAGCCACGGAGTTTAGCTGGTCACATGAGACAGTTCAGATTTCCCAGGGATTTACATATGATACTGTGATCAGCTCCGTGTTCGCGAAAGATCTGGAGCACATTTGCAGTGGGCTCGCACAGAAGCACTTGACAGATTCCCATGAGTGGATTGAGCAGCTCATGCTCCTATATAATCGTGAGGCGGCCAAGCTACTTCGTTCCGCAGGCCGCGGAGTGCTACGCCGCCACAAGGGGCGCGATGAAGAGCGATTCAACCAGTATTCGGCCCTCGGCCTCCCCGCAGAGCGCCTCGCAATGGCCGCAGGCGAATACTGCGCCGCATCCGCCGAAGATACGCGCCATTGGGGGCTCGGACAAGACGTCTATTGCCATGCGAGCTCCCCCATTCGTCGCTGGGCAGACTGCGTAAATCAGATGACACTCCTCCAAATCATTTCTGGGACGACTCCAAACGTGGAGGCCGATGTCGCGCACATGAATGCACGCTCCAAGGCATTTAAAGCATATGAGCGCGACATGGTATTTCTGCGTGCCGTGCTTGGCTCTGAAAAGAAGGAAGTGCTCGGGGTCGTCACGGAGCCAGGGCGTGTCTGGGTGGCGGAATGGACTCGTATTGTAAAAATGGATACGGCGGGAGTGGCCAGCGGCGCGCCAGTGCGTGTCAAGTTCTTCTGCGATACTACAAAGAGGAACTGGAAACGGCGCATGGTGCTAGCCCTCGCCTGAAAATTGGATTGCGACCTGGTGCCACTCATTTTTATCACGAATCTATGGAAGAACAAGAACATACCTGCTTCAACGAGGAGTATTTGCGATTCGCAGAAGATATGGAGACTCCCTGCGGGCGTGCCGTTGTAGGGGTATTATGCTTCTTCGCAGTAGTATTCATAGCAGCAGGGCTCTCTGGAATACTCATGGATATTCACCCAACCGGCATATTCACTACGCTGTTTGGGGTCGGGCTTGTGATGTTTCTTATCATGCTTCTCGCCGGCTCAATCTTCCTTATAGGCTACTGCACTCTTCCTAAACCGAAGCCGAGAAAACGCCGCATTGTCACGGGCGACCCTATGGTGTAATGAGAGGCTGCTGCTTTGCATCTTCGATCGTCCTTGTATGCTCCATTTCACCGCAGATATCAGGGAGTTTAAACCCAGAAATATCTTTGAATTTCGTGTAACAGGCCTCACGTATATCTTTCGGAATAATCGCATTACCATCCGCAGCAGCTTTTCCTATATCGTCCTTGATATAACGTATAAATGTCTTACAATCTCTGCGCCCTGCGTAGGGCAGATTAATCACTTCCTCTATCTTCCCTTTGATGGAACACCAATCACTCGCCAGTTTTTTATGAAGATGGCTGGAAGTCTGATATCCCAGTTTATCCTGTAGGATATTCAGCGTTGATACTGCAATACTAATACTTCCAAATAGCCACGCAAGCTGAAATCCAGCCACAGAATATCCTCCCGCAATCACATTTGATAAGCCTGAAATGGCAGTAAGAGTGTTGATCGCAATCATAAAGCTTTTTGAACGCGCATCAAAAATAGCGAATGCTTCTGTATGCATCCATTCAAAACATTTCGCCTTGTCACACCAGGTCGCCAGAAGATAATCTATTTCTGGCGACCAACTGAAGGTTGTCGGTCCTTCCGCTGTTTCTTGTGGACCAGTCGTTTCTGACATTCTCTCTATTTGTCAGATTTTGCGCGTGATCTCTTTTTTGTTTTATTAGCCCTCCGTATTCCATCTCAATATTCTCTTCCATACGAAATAAAAAGTTCCTCCCCCGCTTTTATATTTCGCTTCGCAAATACACGGCCATCTTGATGAAAATATACATTCGCCTTTTTATTTGTCCCTTTCGGCGCATTTATACGGGATGTCCAGTTATAGTGTTTAGAAGCGTCAATGTTTATCTCATTGTTCGCGTCGGTCGGGTCAGTTATACGAAGAACATATACACTGTAACCCTGTGGGCCATATTTAGTTTCAAATTCACCGGGCGTAAGCGCCTCTCCACGATAATATCCCAGGTCTTTTCCCGAACTAATAGGCTGCTTTGCAAACATGCCCATACCTGCGCCAGGTATTCCAGATTTGCGTATTTCCACCATATTCTGCCCCACATCGTTTTCATCCTCTGTAGGAGGGAACGTCGGGTAGAATTTCAGCATCTTTTTATACCCTTAGAAATAAAAGTTATGTGCAATGCAATGCACGTAACTTTTATTTCTAAGGGGGATTTGTAGCGCTCTATAGCTCTCCAGTAGAAGCTTGAAAGGCGCAACTATAGCGAATCTCCCGCTGCCGCCTTGATTTCCCTGTAATATTTCTATATTAGAGATAGGAATGGCTTGGCGCAAATCCAAAGCTCCTGGCTGTATCAAGGTGACTCTAAAGAAATATGCGGATCGTCCAGGACCACCCTATCATGCGGCTGACTGCGCGGAACAGACGAAAAAGGGGAATGATGGCGCGGATTATGTTAGCAAGGAGGGCTCCAATGGCGTCTACAGGTGGGTCAAGGCGGGGGCTACGCGCAAGGCCAAGGGCGTCAAGAGATACGAGATTCACGACAATGGGTCAAAGCCGTTCGTGGTAGATGATGACGGCAAAAAAATAGTGGTTTTCCGGCAAATATTTAATATTGACACAAATACGTATAGTCTGGGAAAGAAGGTGTTTGAATCGCCCTACAAGAAGCTATTTGTCGGCAAGGATCCGCTAAAGATTGGCTGGGGCGGCTCTGAAACTGGAAATACGGTTCTGGCCCAGATTAGTGCAAAGAAGTTCGTCTTTATTGGAGATGGAGCGTATTCTTTTGAGCTTGTGGATGGAGATGAGCCTGTTCTCTATAGTTCCCCTGTTGGAAATTCAGATGTTCCCTATCCATATCTCATTGGAAAGAAGTATACGTACTTACTTTTGAGTCAGAAGACAAAGGATGGTCCTGGAAAGTGGAAGGATCAACTTCCTGCCTATATACCGAATGAGAAACTTGATCTGAAGCTAGATGTCTATCCCCAGTTTTGGGCATTTGAAATGGCTATGCGGGGCAAAAAGAAAATAAAGCTGGAGATCCCCGAAGAGCCTATTGCGAACTTTGCGAAAGTCTTAAAGCGCAAGATGATTGCCAAGCGAGAGTTTTAGAGGCGCAGATACAGCGAATCGCCTGCCGCCAAGTCGCGCGCCAACCTGGTCTCCAAACCCCGCATTTTCTCTAGCATCTCTGTATCCTTGGACAGAGTTGCTAGCGACCGCCATTCTTCCAGAATATTAGCCGCCTTACTGAGGAGCCGCATGAGATTCCCCTCATAAATCTCGTAATCAGCGCAGATCTCTTGGACTGTTGCATCTTGTAGCCACCGCCATACGGGTTCCACCCACGTTGTATTGAGATCCCAATAGGAATCACGCGGGGCTCGCGGGGCAGCCACAGTATCCTCCACGCGCTGATTCTCCTGCGCAGCCCTATGAATGCTCCAAAGGGCGGCGATGACGGGTCGCGGCACGTCCAGGCCATCAACAGCGGGCATATCCTTAGCCGATTCTCCCGAAAAGGCCATAAGCGTGGCCAAAATCTCCTCCGCACCCAAATCCTTGAAAAGCCCCTGTTGATAGGCCTGGGCCATTAGAATCGGATGGCCTTCATTCACTTCCGTGGCCATCGTCCCCAGCGGAGTCAGCTCGAGCGCATCCTTCTGCAGAGGCGTCTTCAAGAATCCCATGGCGCCGAGAGCATCTAGGCTCGGCCACACACCACGAGAAGGATCGCCCGCAGCCTCAAGCTCTTTCTTCAGCTGCGCCACGTTCCGCTTAGCAGCGAGGAACTTCGGCCACAGCTCCTTCGTAATAAGCATCCAGCGCGGACCCATGTGCGTATTATCCCACGCCGACCACGCCTTTTGAGCCTCCTTTCTCGCAGCATTCATACTCTGCTTCAACCTGCTGGATAACTCGTCACGCTGCTGCATAGCAGCCACTTCCGCCTCGCTAATCTGAATCGCGGCGAATGCAGCCTCTTCAGCCTTCAGCTCAAGCTCAATGCCATGAACAATCATCTCATGCCGCTTATACCAATAAGACTGACGCATCAACTTCAACCAGTCCAGGTTTCCTGACTGGAGCGTTTTCAGAAGAAAGTCATAATGGAATGTCATGCGCGACTGGAACGTCGAGCGCGCCCCCGAGAACATCCGCTGCACATCGGCCAAATCCTCTGGCTCCCTATCCGGTAAATACAGCACCAGGCCCTTGTCATCCTTGCCGCGCCGCCCCGCCCGCCCAGCCATCTGAATGTATTCATCCGTATTGAGCATCCGCATTCCACCCGTAACATCGTCATATTTCCTATAACCTGTGAAGACCACTGTCTTTGTAGGCATATTGATGCCCACTGCAAAGGTCTCCGTTGCAAAGAGAAGCTTCACGAAGCCCTTGCCAAAGAGAATCTCCACGATTTCCTTGAGGACCGGTAACAGGCCGCTGTGATGAAAGGCAATACCGCGTTCCAGAAGCGCACGCAGAGTATGATACTGCGGCATGCGCTGTAGAGTTTCCCCGTAGCGATGCAAGTGGAAATCCAAGATATGCTTCACCGAGGCCGTGTCCGACGAGTTCAGAAGAGTGTGCTCGCAGTTATCCGCATAGCGCTCGCAATCCTTCCGTGAGAAGACAAAGAATAGCGCCGGCAAGAGTTTCTGCTCGTCCAGCCCCCCGATAAGCGCATTCATCTGATGCTTGAATGATTTCTGTCCGCCCGCCCTTGCAACCGGACCGCCTTCGTAACCGCCACGCCGCCGATCAGCCACTTGCGCCTTATGATCATCTTTCGCCTTGGCCTGGCCTCGCAACCACCCCAGCCAACCCTTATACGCCCCCGCGTCAAATCGCTCCTTCGCGTCCATAACCGTTACGAGCCTGTCACCCTCATAGACACCGTGCTGAAGGGGAACAACACGATACTGCGTGGAAATGAGGTGAATCGGCTTCTGCTTCAATTCGCCCAGCCATGCCGCAAAGATCTCAGGCGAGTCAATCGTCGCCGACAGCAGCACGAGATTCACCTCGCGTGGCAAGAGAATCATGGTCTCCTCCCAGACCGCCCCGCGGTCCCTGTCATTGATATAATGGCACTCATCAAAGACTACCGCGTCCAGGCGATCCAAACTCAGCGCAGCCGTAATACCCAGCTCGCGCGTCGCGGCCGAGTCATATTTGAACAGCAAATTCCGCAGAATCTCCGTGGTCATAATAACCACATCCGCATCGGGGCGAAATTTCAGATCCCCCGTCATAATACCCACGCTCGGGAACATTCTTTTGAGATCATCAAACTTCTGGTTGGACAAGGACTTAATAGGCGTTGTGTAGAAGACACGACCACCTTTTGCGAGGCTGTGAGCGATCTGGGCCTCGCCTACAAGCGTCTTGCCGGAGCCGGTTTTCGCAGTGACAAGAACATTCTCGTCGCGGCTAATAGCTGCAACCGCGTGTTGCTGGAATGGGTCGAGGGGGAACTTGAATTCCATCGCAAACGTCTGGGGCATCGTGCCACAAGGTTCAGATGGATTAACTACGCGCAGATATCCCGACATGTTTGTGTGATTACATATTTGCCGGCATGTTGTTGAAATTTTCCGACCCGGGAAATCCCTCCTCGACGACAGGGGGGAGAAAGTTCGTGGCCTTGCGCGACTTTCTGGGCCCACGAGACTTCTTCTTCTTCGTGGTGGCCCCCATGTTATTTGCCTCTGCGACTGCAGAGTTGGCCACCGCATTCTGCTTCTCCACCGTCTTTGCCGCCGCGAATGTTTTCACGGTGCTTACTATCTTATCTATGAGTCCCCGCGCGGAATCAGCCATCGCCTCCACTGCCTCCGACATCAGCTTATTAGAGGCGTTATTCACTTTCTGTGTCGTGTTGCTGGGCCCCGTGTTATTGCTTACATAGGGAACATAGTTCGCCACCTTTTTACTCTTCTTTGTTTTTCTAGTGGGGGGGTTGCCACTCTTTTCCTGGTTGCGCGTAATGTATTCCTGCAGTTTTTCTTTATAGGCATTTTCTCCCTGAGAAGTTCTGATTTTATGCAGCGCAAATGCCTCATAGGATTTCGCTTTCGGGGCTTTGGGGTTGTCACCAAATGTGCGCTTATATTCCTCCTTCATTTCAGCAAATGTCGCCATCCGCCCATTTAATACTGCCTGGGCCTTTGCAGATAGCCCACGCTTAGAGGCTGTTGTCGCAGGAGGCGCACTTACGGAGATATTCTCCGCAGGAGGCGCGCTTACGGACGCATTCTCAGCCGGCGGGGCGCTCACAGACGCATTCTCGGCGGGCGGGGCACTCACAGACGCATTCTCGGCGGGCGGGGCACTCACAGACGCATTCTCAGCAGGCGGGGCGCTCACAGACGCATTCTCAGGAGGAGGAGCACTCACCCCCTCAGAGGGTGCTGCAGAAACATCCGGTGTCGCTGTACTCATATTTCCAAAATCTCCTGGAGTTACAGACTCGGCACTCATCTATTTAGAACAAACTTAATATCTGGGTCCATTCCAACCTCGCATATCTCCCGCCTTCTTTTCAGGAGGGGGTGGTGGTGGTGGAGGTTTCGGGCCCATAGTAGCAAGGGCCAGTGGAAGAATATATAGGGAAACTACACTCATCGTAACTAAGAACAGAAGACTCTTATCTTTGAATAACATTGCAGCGATTGCAACTGCTATGATAAAAGCAGCGTGGCCAGCCAAAGCCCGGGAACCATTTTCCTCCGAATACTTCTTCAGCACATCAACCATTTCATTTTTACCAAACGACAGTTGCTTCACAATGCCATAATAGAACATTAAATCATGCAACATTTGCACCACGACAAGTACGCACACAAATACGAAGGGAGACCAAGGGCGGCCACCCGTTGTATAAAAGCTAGTGTAGGCGAATCGTGTCACTTGAAATAATAATACTACTAAACTGGTATTTGTCAGAATCCCTTCTAGGCCGAAGTTATCAAAATAGGCATTCAGGCTTTTTCCGCCTACAACACCCATCCGTGCCAAAGTAATCACTATGTTTATCACGAACAGCGTCGCAACCCCTATAGGGAATATTTCCTCGACGTGGGTATAATCACCAATATCTTCTAATCTAAAATAATCGTCTGTGGAACCGCCCCCTTTAAAGTCCATCTATCTATATGTATATAAGATGAGTCTCGTGGCCGGCTGGAATTGTTATCTTCTGGCAACCTCCGACGGTGGTTCTCAAAAGACATACGTGGGTGTTACACCGGACTTGGACAGACGTCTAGCACAGCACAATGGCCTTCAATCCGGTGGTGCAAAGGCGACACATGGACGCAGCTGGGAGCGTATCTGCCATGTTCGGGGCTTTCCAGATCATCGCGCGGCTCTCCAGTTTGAATGGCGTTGGAAACAGATCTCACGGGGCCTCACAGGCCCACCCGTGCAACGACGATTCCAAGCCCTACAGACATTAATGGGCCTCGACCGGCCCACCTCCGCCGCCGTGCCCTATAGCGAGTATGCGGCACCCTTAGAAGTGATTATGGAAAAGGACAATACCGCGATAACATTTGCCATCAATACCTTAATGGAAGTGCATCATATATAATATTAAATAAAGATGCTGATCTTGTATTTCGGTGATCATCATCAAGTAATATAAAAAATAAAATAGTATCTTTTATGCGGTCGTGTGCCCTGTTTTTAGCAGTTCTGTTTTTAGCACTACCGTTATTATTGGGAATTTTTTCAAATAATTTAATAATCGGATGATTTTTCTGTTTGGAGGTGCTTATTGATTCCACTTTTGTTCGTAACTCACGCATTTCCTTTGGACTCGCCTGAGTAATGAAACCTGTAAGATATAGTAACCGACCATTATACATACTTTCTGCAAGGTGTTTCGTGTGCGGAGGCTCGCTTGCTCCAGGTGTAAGAGGTGAAGTTGGTTCTTCACCATTATGTATTTGCGCAAGTTTTCTCCTTCGCCTAGTCGCACTTCCTTTCTTCATCCACTTTTCCAGGAGGGGTCCCTTTATATTTAAGTTTGCAAACGGGTCTGCCATTCTGATTAGCCCATATATTAAGTATTTATGATACTAAAAAATGACTCATTTAATAGGCGAGCCTGTTCCTCTTCTCTCTTCGGGTCTAGATGCGGATAGAGTTCGTAGAGCTCTTCCAGTTTCTCTTTTGCGTGTTCCAACTTTTCCTTGAGACTCACCTGTTTAGAACTCGTGGACTTCCACAAAATCCCCTCGGTCTTGAATTCAATGGCAAAGCGATCGCGATGATATCCGTTCGCTTGCACATACCAAATGTGTTTCGGGATTTCCTCCGGTTTTATACCACACATCGGCGGCAACTCTACACTCCGCTTTTTCTTCGCGTGACCCGCAGCAGCAACGGCTTCATCTACTACGCGCAGATTATCCCGCCGATTGTCCAGGCCATTTTTACTGATATGCTGAACCACCTCTGCGACACCGGGCTTCATTAAAAAGTTGTGAAGATACAGCTCGCGCTTCTTTTCATTGCCCGATATATCCACCTTTACAGAAGTCGCAATATAGTTCCCAGAAGCAAGATGCCATTTATGTTCTTGCACCGTGGGCAAATCCGTCGTATCAAACACGAACTCAATCAGCATCCCTTTGAAGAGAATACTGCCGATAGTTGCAGGACCCGCAGTTCTAAATGTAACCTTGCCCATTCCCTATTGGGAGCTAGGACCGGGAACGGGGTGGATTGAGCGCAGGATTTCAATGTTATTTAGTGGGATTAGTTACTTCTAACTCATTTATCCTCTCTTGTATGCGTATCATTTCATTATATGCAAGCCCCAACTTTATTTCACTAGTGCTAATATCTTCTATACTTTTCAAATAAGAATCATATGCTATATCACGATTTTTTTTAATTATTTCAATACTAGTGTCGGTTACTGTGTTTTTATTACATGCAGCACAAATACAGTGAAACTCAGTTCTATCCGATGTAGTATAAACACTCAGTATATCTGGAACATATGCTAAGTTATTATTTATACGAACCATCTTATTGGTAAAATGTTGATCTTCTCCAATACGAATCGTTTCACTATAAGGATATTTCTTCCAGAAACTCGATAATACAGTGGGGGAACCGTGCGCAATATAATCTATTCCTTTTATACTATTGTATAATACATATTCCCCCTTCAAGTATATCGGATTAAATGTATTTCCCGATAAATCGTAGGCATTAAAGGCATTCTGATAAATGGCATTTGTTAATGCCATCCATTGTATGGTATTTAAATCAATGTGAATAGCCTCTTTTGGGCCGAACATATATCTATTTAATATTCCAGTAAGCGTGGTATTATTCAAAAAATGTTGTTCGCATATTTCAATGCGTCGTGGATGCATTATATCATCCACGTCGAAAAATGAGAGAATCGTTGCACCAGATTCAACGGCCGCCTTCGCCGCCCTATTTCTATTTGCGCCAGCCAGGAGCTTTTCAGAATGGCTGTGAATTTTTGCGAACAGTTTCAGTTCAAATAGTAAGATCCGTATTTTTTGAATGTCTTCATCTGTGGAGCTTGATACAGAAATATGAATCTGATCTGGCTTACGGGTTTGATACTGAATAGAGCGAAGGCATCTGTCCAAATATTTTAAATGGGGCGCGTGAAGGGGGATACAGACCGCAATATTTACGGGGGATGTCTTTGCGGGTATATGTGATTTTTTCGCTCTTTCTGTATTATTTCTTCTGCGCATAACTATGGTAGTTGTTGTTTCGCACTTTATGTGGGTGAGGTGTGCCTTCCCGCACGATTGCCTTACACGTTGCCATTTTTAAAATAGTAACGCGAAAGAGTTTTAAGCTGTCCCCGAATTCGCCTGGAATATGGCGTTTTACTGAGTTTTCATGTCGCCTGCTCACATACGAAAATCAACAAAAAACAACAAGTATGCCTTGAATGTGACATAAAAATGTCTCCAGTTTCTTAATTGCTGTAAGCCAAGCCTCCCATACCGGACATCACACGCAGCACGTTGTAGTTCGTCGCGAACACATACACGGACGAGGAGGTCACCGAGCCCACCGCGTTGTTGGACACCGTCAGCAGCAGGGTGGTGTTATCAATACGCGACAAGTTGCAGGTGCCGCTGGGCTGGTGCTGCTCGGGCAGAAGCGCGAACGAGTACACGTTGATGCCCGTGGCGGGGATGTTGGTGTGGTGCTGGAAGGGCTGCACCTCGTTGAAGTAGCGTCCCTCGCGCACCTGGAAGCGGTCGTGGCCGTTCAGCTGCAGCAGCGCCGTCACGCAGGGGTTCTTGCCCGCCATGCCCTCCACACGGGTCACGGAGTAGCCCGACTCCAGCACGGAGCGGTCCCACCAGTCGGAGAAGTTGAAGGGCTGCTGGCCCTTCCAGCCGTTCACCACCGAGTCGTCGCACGACACGAACGAGTCGCGCTGCACCACCCACACCAGCTCCTTGCAAGGGTGGTTGAAGTTCAGCTTCAGCTTGTTGGCCGAGGACGTGATGGACTCCGCGCCCGTGAACTGCAGAGTCTCGATCAGGTACTCGTGGGACACCTGGGCGAACTTGCGGCGCTCGTCCGTGTCCAGGTAGATGTAGTCCACATACAGCGACGCCGCCTGCAGGTTCGCCGCCGCCACACGGTCGCGGATCGTGTGCAGGTTGGACGTCACCTGGGGCGTGGTCTCCCAGCACAGGTTGCGCAGGTCGTTGAACTCCAGGTTGATGCGCACCTCGTGGTACTGCAGCGCAATCAGAGGCAGCGCCAGGCCAGGGTTGCGGCAGAACCAGAACTGCAGAGGGATGTAGAGAGTGTAGGCGGGGGCGCAGTTCACCACCTCGGACGACAGGTTGGGCTCGCCGCCCACGCAGTCATCGTCGCAGCCCTCGCCACCCTGCACCAGCAGGTTGGTCAGCACGGGCACGTTGCCCACCATCTTCGCATAGCCGGCCTGCTTGCCCGCCTCCTGGGTCAGCTCATTCCAGATGTGCATCCAGTTGCCGTAGTGCTTGTCAATACGCTGGCCACCGATCTCAATCTCCACGGACTTGATCAGGTTGTGGCCCACCCAGTTCAGCCAGCGGAACTGCGCACCAGAGCCGTCAGATGCCTGGAGGGTCACCTGGGGCAGGGTCGCCTGCAGGTACATGCGGTGGATCAGATCGCCGTTACGCTGGATCGTGCAGGTCACACGCTTGCCGAAGCCAGGAGAGCCGTTGAAGGGGTTCTCAATGGACTCCATGGCGAAGTTGGTGTGGCGGCGGTACACCACCTTGAAAAAGGTAATCTGCGGGTTGCCCGTCAGATACACGTCTTGCGCGCCGTAGGCCACGAGCTGCATCAAACCACCACCAGTCATATTTGTTTATACCCCTTCCCCAGAAATAATTTTTGACAAATGGGTGGATTTTAGCGAAGCCGGGGTGTTTATGCTTTTTAACCCACATTTTAGACGACGTGCCGGGGACTTCTTTTTTTAGAAACCGCGCACAAAAATGGAATTGCCTAAAAGGGAAATCTCACCAAACAAGAGAATGTCTGGGCTCTCTCACTCTCGCTCCCAGGATGCCTTTTTCAAAATTCGACCCACCAAGCGTAGCAATCCTGAGGCAAGAACTACTCTTGATTCGCTACATCGTGTAAAAATCCAGGGGATTTTAGAAAAGCAGGATGGTATTACAGCCTTGCAGCAAGAAATAGTAGAACTGCAGCAAAGGTGCCGTATTATAACCGATGAAATAGAATATGAACAACTGCAGAAGCGTATTCGCGATATTCAGAAAGATATTGAGCAGCGAAAGGGGGGCAATGAGTTTATGGATTATTTTCTCGACACGGGAGAAATCTTGTATAATTATTACGAGGCGCAAGAAAAGATCCAAAACGGGGTTGAGCCAGCTGTGAAACGTATATCTACAAAGGCAAAGCCTGGATCTGTTTTAGCAGCGCTTGAAACTGCATCGGCTGCGGAAAATCCTGTAGTTGTGGCAACACCCGTGGCTTCGGCGGCGACCACAGCAGCTTCTGGAGAGTTTCATCGCCGTGACAAACTTCTTGAACAGTATTTACTGAAGGTGCATCCTGAACACGCTCGCGGAACAAACGAGATTGAAAATGATCCATATGGGGAATGTGAATATTGTAAAAAGGAGATGATTTTCAGTGTAAATGAGGCCGTATTTACTTGCACAGAATGCGGCTATCAAGAATTCGTTTTAGTAGATTCGGATAAGCCTAGTTACAAAGATCCTCCGCGTGAGGTCAGTTACTACGCTTATAAGCGCATTAACCATTTCAATGAATGGCTTGCACAGTTCCAGGCAAAAGAGAGCACAGAGATTCCTGGCGAAGTATATGAGGCCATTTGCGCAGAACTCAAAAAGGAACGTGTCCTCGATTATCGTACTCTTTCACGCCAAAAGGTGCGTGAGATTCTGAAGAAACTGAAATTCAATAAATATTATGAGCACGTCCCCCATATTATCAACCATCTGAATGGCCAGAACGCGCCCGTAATGAGCCGCGAAGTGGAGGAGAAACTGCGCTACATGTTCAAAGAGATTCAGCCGTCGTTCCAGAAGAACTGCCCCAAGGATCGGAGCAACTTTTTGTCGTATTCCTATGTTCTCTACAAATTCTGCGAGCTTCTGGACCTGGACGAGTATTTGTCGTCGTTTCCTCTTTTGAAGAATCGTGACAAGTTGTATGTGCAGGATAAGATCTGGGAAAAGATTTGCGCAGACCTGGCATGGCAGTTCATCCGTAGCGTATGAGATATTGTATTTATGACGGATGTAGTGACATCAAAACAGAAACCGAAAATCTCATCGGCATCCCCGGTTACTTAAAAATCTCACCGGAGTATATATAGAATGGCTGGAGAAAATAGTGAGGTTACCTATAGCGGACAGGTATACAAACTTTTATGCGATGATGGACACTATTATATAGGTTCTACGAAGTCCGATTTAAAATATAGGTTATATCATCACAAGCAACATTCAGTTCTGAACCCTGATCGTAAAGTGTACCAGCATATTCTTGCATGCGGATGGGATACAGTAAAAATAGTATGTATTGAAGAAGTATCCTTTAAAATAAGAGATGAACTCTATAAGAGAGAAAATGAATATATTAAGCAATCTTTAGCAGACCCTTTGTGCCTAAATATTAATAAAGCACATTTAACTAAAGAGGAGTTACTAAAACAACAAAAAGAGTATCTCCAAACTAATAAAGAGAAGGTAGACGCCTACCAGGCCAACTACCGAAAGGAAAACGCAACAGAGAGGGCAGAATATAGCCGGCAGTATGCTGCGGAACACCCAGAAGAAGTGAAAGCTCAGAAGAAGGCCCATTATGAGGCGAATAAGACAGAGATCATAGAAAAGCAGAAGGCATATGTGGAAGCCAATAAAGAACAGGTTAAGCAGCGGAAAAAGGAGTGGGCCGAAAAGAATGCTGAAAAGATAGCTGAGGCACGTAAGAAATATGCAGAGGAGAACAAGGAGGTAATCCAGGCCCGCGGCAAAGAATACTATGAGGCGAATAAAGAAGTGATCCAGGAAAAGTTCAAGGCCTATCGCGACGCCAATAAGGAAAAGATAAAGGAATATGCCAAGGCCTATCGGCTGCAAAATAGTGCTAAACTTTCAGAATCACATACATGTGATTGTGGAGGTAAATACACAGCAAACCATGAGAAAATTCATATGGAGAGCAAGCGTCATTTGAAGTTTATGGCCGAATGCGCAGCAAAAGACCCGCATACGTCTCCTTAATTTTATTCGCGGTTTCACTGCGAAATAGCTTATACAGGGGCTCGCTTACACCCAAATAGAGGAGTAGGTAGAACCACGGCTCAGGACAAATCTTACGAAGATCTAATAATGACACGGCATCCTTGGATTCAATTGCCACTACGCCCATAATATTCTGCTCCTTTCCAACGAACAGGCCTGCGCCAATAAAACGTTGTATACAGTTGTCGTATAGACTGTCCCAACGTGACCACGCTTCTTTGGAGCCCGCTAAAATGCCGGCCATTACACGCGGTTTTGCATAGGGCTGCTTTATACGAATATTTCCCGGAAAAACCACGTCCTTCTCGTCGGCAAGGACATAGGGCCACCTGTTGAACACAAGTATACGGTCAGTAGGGATACGTTCTGTTACTGGGAAATTCTTCGCCACGAGATCACGAATCTCAGGGCTGCGTATAATACCCGCGTCCGCCCAAACATACGTGGAATGGCCAAAGGGATTCAGCGCAATGGCCCGTTTGACGAATTCCTTCTTTTCATACCAGACCTTGTAGAGTTCAGGTGAGTGAATATTCTTCTCCACATCAATGGCGTGCTGCTTTTCCCAAAATCCGGGAGGGAATGCCGTATTTGCAGTCCACTCCTCCCGCGGTAAAATAACTACGCGCGTCCTATCCTCCTTTCCTTTGCGGCAATCCTCAATGAACGGGGCGAGCGTGGCCTCTGTAAAAAATATCATGTAGCAGTCGGTAGACTCGAGGAAAAGACGTATCCAGCCCCTATAACGCTCGGGGTCATATTTCGATTTCATGTCGTAATAGGCCGATACGACGGTGCTCGGTTCTTTGGTAGCTTTAAAGGTTCCTGCGGGCAGTTTTTGATGATATCCTAAGCGGGGCGGTGCAGCGGGGGCTGCTGCATTCCACGAGCTCATCTATTTCGTTGAAAACTGTTAAATACTAAAGTTAGGCGCGCTGCGCCTAAGTTTGGTATTGTAAATGTGTCTATTTACAAGCGGGCACCTGGGAAGCCGACGAGATTGGCGCCAATACCGATTCCGACTCACTAAAGTGAGTCGGAATGTACGTATTGACACCATTCTCGTCTAACTAAGTGCCCGCCTTATAGGCGGGCTCCTGGGAAGCCGACGAGATTGGCGCCAATGCCGAAGCCCGCGCCCTGGCGAGCGGTGGCCCCAATGCTCGGGGACACCACATCCAGGATGGCGAACACCGCCGCCGCCACCACACCCAGAGTCAGAATCTCATCCCAAGGCAGCTTGTGACGCGGCACGAAAATCGCGGCCACCGCCACGAACAGACCCTCCACCAGATACTTGATCGCACGATTGATTATCTCGGACGTGGCGTTCATAACCTTCTATATTTGCTTTATAGATTTTTCTACCGCGCTTGGCTGTCGCGGTGGCCTATTCGGCTGTCGCGTAAATCCGTCTAAAGGGAACACTATAGCCTAGAACAGAATGTCAAGCCCCACCGATCGCGAGGATTTCCTTGAGGAGGATGCAGAGATTTCCGGACAGAAGTTTTGTCTTCTGAGTTTCCTGAGTCCGGAGAAGGTTCTCGCCGACAAGAACCTTTTTTTCTTCGAGCGTTTCCTGCAGACCTATGAGTTCCAGAGCCGGACAAAGGGGCTCGAGGCTTATCTTATGAAGATGGCTTCGGAGTTCAACACGAAGCTGGATGCCGAGGCGGACTCGTTACTGGCCAAGGATCTCAGTGGCGCGGCGGATGTGTGTCGCAAGTCGAAGGTACGCATTGATACGATGATGGACGAGTTCCACCAGTTCGTGAAGAATTCTGAGCGCGATCTGAAGGAGAGCAAGTTGAAGGAGGCATATGATGACTTTATCTTTGCAGGCAAGGCGAAGCTGGAGGATGAGTTCTTTGCGAAGAATGAGTTCCGCACGACGGTTCGGGGCCTGAAGGTGCGCGGTGTCTATGGCTCGCAGGGGGAGGCTGTTGCGCGTTCTAAAAAGCTGCAGCGCCAGGATCCTCTTCACAATATTTTCGTAGGAGAGGTCGGGAAGTGGCTCCCGTGGGATCCGGAGCCCGCGGATGTTCCGGAGCAGGAGTATGCGGAGGATCAGCTCAACAATCTCATGAAGAAATACAAGGAGAACGAGGAGGCTCGCGAGCAGTTTCATCGTGAGCAGCGGGGACGTGCATCTTCCAAGAAGGCGACAGTGGGTGAGTCAGGAATCACGGTTGTATCTGATTCCGCGGAGAAGTCGGAGAGTTTTTCCGACATGTTCGGCTCGGCTGGCCCCGCAGACCTCGCTATTCAACGGAAGACTGAGGCGGCGGCGAAAGCATCTGGCAATACTGATTTGTCAGGTGCATCGGCGTAAAAGGCCTCTAATTATTTAGCGTCTGCGGGTGAGCTTACGCACGTATTTCAGGCTGTTCATAATGCGCTTGCCGGTCATTCCCGCAAGGCCGCTCAGCCCCTTGTAGGCATTGCCCACACGACGTGTGAGGCTGCGGCCACGCAGCTTAATGCCGCCGAACTTCTTTAAAAGGCCCAGAGAACCTTTACCAACCTTCTTTACAAGGCTGATAGACCGTCTCCCCACTCCCTTCAAAAATCCCATCGACTTTCTCGTAGAATTACCCAGAAACTTCTTTGCGTTTTTCAGCCGGAAACCCATTTCTATTTTAACGCACGAAAATAATCAACGACGCGAGCGTCGTGTACTGCGAGAGCGGAAGCGCCCTCTGTTATTGTTATTGTTATTGTTGTTGTCATTGTTATTGCGCCATAAAAGACCTAAACTTCCTAAACGAGCGCGATTTCTCACGCTAAGCCTTCTAGAACGTGCACGCAATGTCCTAAAGTTATTGTTTCCAGTTGGGCGAAAGCGCCCTCTGTTATTGTTATTGTTGTTGTCATTGTTATTGCGCCATAAAAGACCTAAACTTCCTAAACGAGCGCGATTTCTCACGCTAAGCCTTCTAGAACGTGCACGCAATGTCCTAAA